TTTTCCCATATTCTTCTTTACGTTCTGAATCGCCCTATTGATTGCCCTGGAAACAACCGTCGGGGCGTTCTTTTTCATGTTTCCTAAACGTTTTTCAACGTCTTCAATGCCGGAAACCTTTATTTCCGAAACGATCAATCTTCGTTACCTGATAGAATGATCGTATAGCCGCCCATATCTTCATTAACAGTTTTGATCGGGTAGATCTCTCCGTCGAAAGATAAGTGTTGACCGGCCACCGGTTCAAATTCCAGGTATTTTTTTTGTACGAAAATCATTTTATCGTCGGTGAATATTCCGTCGGCGTCCGCATGTTTTCCAAGCGAAAGCGTGATAATTATGTCGTTATCAACTACGACCGGAACTTCATTTCCTTGCAATTCGTGAATTTCCGCGAATTCGTCCGTATTGAAGAATGTGGTTTCAAAATCTTTTTCAAGCTGTTCTTTGAAGCTTTTCATTACTTGTTGGATCCGTCGTCAGAACCAGCTTCCATTTCTTCCTGAAAATTGATAACTGTTTCTTTCAGATCGTCCAGGGCCTTGTCTTTGTAGTCTTCGCCAAGGTCAAGCCCGATAGAAGCCGCATATTCCGCAACATCAGCCTTTGAACGAAGCTTCATGATCTCGTCAGCGCTTTTCAGGCTGTCTACGCCGCCGAAGCCGTCTGTGAATCCGTCATTGTCCGGATCTTCGTCGGAATCTTCCGCCGCAAGTGTCGCCAGCGGATCAGCATCTACAACTTCAACGAATTTTTTTCTTTTAAGGAACGCAAGATCAAGCGGTGAAATGTCTTCTGGAAGAATTGTTCCAGGAAGGTATTTCTTGCCGCCGGTTCTTACCTCGATTTTTGTTCTGTATGCCATATAATCGCCCCCTACTCTGCTTTTGTACCGTCAACGTAGATGATCGCCCAGGAATCAACGTCGTAAGGTCTAGGAAGTGGACGGGAAGTAAGACGCAACATCTTAACTTCGTTCTTCTCGTCTGCGTACTCCTTCGGAACAAGCTTTCCTTCGTAAGTGACGAATTTCTTATCTTCCATCTGGGTAACAGATCCATACTCAACCTGTCCTTCACCGTCGGAATGTCCGATCAGAACGGTTCCGGCCGGAATCATTGCTTCCTCGTCGCCCTCGTCGTTTAAGAACCACTCGTCGTAAGTGTAAATGTCAAGATCCAGTTCTGCGATTCTTCCGTAGAAGGTAAGCGCCGGATCTACCACACGCGGCTCAATAACAGCATTCTTCATGTTAAGAACATTCATACCCTTCATGACATAAGGGTTGTTTACGAAGTCCTCGATTGCGTCAGACGCGAAGATCGCAATGTCAGGGGCCTTCCCGGTCGCCTTGATAATCTTTCTTCTAATCTCGCGAAGCACCTTCAAAGGATCCACGCTGGCAAGCGACCACTTCGCGTCAGCTCCCAGATATGTAATATTTGAGAAGCCGAAGTCGATCTGAACGTCAAGTCCTTCTTCCTCGTCCTCGACGTCGATTTTTCCTTCAAAAAGGATCTGGCGGCACATCCACTCTTTTCTTCGTGCGATTGATTCTTCAAGATCCGTCCAGTCCTTCGCAAGAAGTTCGTCTTCTCTTTCCTCTGGTGTTCTCTGGCTGTAAATATTCTCGCCGATCGCGCGCTGTGTAATGTCGTCGATTGTCATAGGTCTTTCCGGTGCAATCTTTGGTGTAGTGAACTGATTAGTTCTGAACCCCTGGCGTGTGATAACCTTTCCGCCCATTCTAGGACTTACAAGCGGCGCCATGATTCTTTTTCCCTTTCTTACATCAAATTCAACCTTTTCGGAAACGTGTGTTTCCTCTGTCGGGAAGAAAGTCTTCTGTAAGAAGGTTTTGACGGGTGGCGTCTGGTCGAACGCTTCCATCATTTCGCGTGTTGTGTAATCAGACATGATTTAATACCCCCTTGTTTACTCGTATTTCTGGACGTTACGAAGGTACATTCCGACGCCCTTCATATCGTCTTCGTATGTGTCAATAGTTGCTTCGGACTTAACAATCACCGCGCCGCGGTTGAAATGTCCGGTAATGTAGCATGTAGCCGGTACGTTCTCGTTTTTATCCTCTGATCCGGTGTCTACGTCGTCCGTAAGGATTCCGAACACCTTCAAAGTAACGGAAGAAACGGTTGTTCCGGCAAGATAAGCGTGTTTGTCAGATCCCTTCACGATAAGGGATCCGCGTTTCAATACGCCCTGACCTTTTTTCAGGCCGATTCCTTCTTTCAAAACCGGGTAGTCAGGTGACGCAAAAAGTGAATCCGGCGTAAATTCGCCGACTTTTTCATATAATCCCATGATTTATTTCTCCTTTCTTCTCTTGTCGCCCTTTAACGCGTTTGCGAATCCGCGAACTTTAGCTTCCTTCTGTTCCGGTGTCTGCGCTCCGGCGTCGTTTCCAACGTTCGGAACTGCTCCAACCTCTCCGGATCCGGATTTTGTCAGATCGTCAACAACATTTGTCATTGTCTGCGCTCCGGCGGCGTTGTTTGCTTTCATCTGTGCCAGTGCAAGATCAGCGGCGGAAAGTGGCTCGTCATACTTTGCCTTTTTCAAAACGTCGTCAGGAATTCCGTTCGCGATCTCGTCAATGGCTTTTAAGCGATCGCGTTCGTTCTGAATAGCTTCGTCCACGATCTGATTTATCATATCGGGATAAGCACTTCGCAACTGTGCGGCGTTCTCGATTTTCACCGGCGCCGTGTTCTGGTTCTGATTCTGTCCCATGTCATTATTTCCTTTCTGTGGATTGGTTTTATTAAAAAAAGTCCCGTCGTCCTTCTGCGGCGTTTTAGAAAGATTCTGAACCTTTTTTCGAACATCATCGGGAAGAATAGGTTCCACATAGTTTTTGAAACTGTATCTTCCTTCGTTTGTGACTGCGGCGTTCGTGAAGTTTTCTTCGATCACTTCGTCGCAAAATCCATTGTCAACGGCTTCCTGGCCGACATACCAGGCCGTTTCATTCATCATTTCTTCGATTTCGTCGTCTGTTTTTCCCAGGCGATCGCGATAAACGGCCTTGATTGAATCTTTTACTTTGTCGGTTGCTTCCGCTAACTTTCGCAAATCGTCCGCTTCGTAGGCTCCATAAACCGTTACTTTTGGATTGTGGGCCATAATTACGCCGTTTTTTGTGATTCTGCGTGTTTCTGCCGCTTGTAAAATGATCGTGGCGGCGGAAGCACAAATTCCGATAATTGTCGCGGTAATCTTTGCGCTGTTTGCCACAAGCGCGTTATAAATCGCATTTGCCGCGAATACGTCGCCGCCCTGGGACTGAATCAATACGTTTATATTGTCTTTAGGCCCCAGCGCGTTCAAATCGTTGATAAAATTTCTGTAAGTGACACAATCGTCACTCCACCAGTCTTCTTCCGAAGAAATCGTTCCGAAAAGTTGTAATTCGGCGTCGTTTCCGTGTTCTGTGAAGTTCCAGAATTTATTGACCTTCGGCGCCGGTGTCGCCATGTTCAGGAACTTTGTCTTCTTTGTTGCCTTCTTCATCGTCAATATTCTCCTTTTCTGTTTTATTTTCAGCCGGTGCGGACGGTGCCGCGCCAGAAATGCCGTATTCTTTCATCAGGTCATTTTCGCGTGCAAGCTGGGCGACATTTGCTTCAAAGTCGCCGCCGGTCATTTCGATTGTTTCCTTCTGGCGTGTCGAAATTCCGATTGATATTCTTTCTTTTGCCGCGTTCACTTCTTTGACCGGATCGATCATTCCCTGGGCTGGGCCGTTCCATTGTGCGCCGGAATATGCTTTTTTAATCATCGGATCCAGGAAGAATCCTGGCGCCTTTAATCTTCCGGAAGAAATCGCTTCGATCAGGAAAATTTCATATATCGGCTGGCAAAAATCAGCGGCAAGCCACGCCCTTTTCATTCGAAAAGCCTTCCAAGCTTCCAGAAGGGCGGCGCGTGAAGCGGAATAACTTGACATGAAGTTCTTTGTCAGTAGTTCGACCGGGATTTCCAGCGCGGCACCGATATACTTCGAAAGCGCGGTCACGAACGCGTCAAAATTCGTCGAAGGTCTTTTCGCGTCAGCGATTTCGACCTTTTCGCCGATC